TGTTTTCTAAGTGATAATCATAATCTAAACCAATACTGCTATATTCACTAGCATGTACCTTATTTTTTTCTAATTTTCTTTGACTTAAAGCCCACATTGCATTACCGTTTGGGCCTTTGTTGTACTCAATAGCTGCATCATACCATACGGGGTTTTCTCCCCTAGATACTCTTATTGTAATTCCACCTGCATTCTTAATTGCTTTGACTTCATTAGCAAATCTACAATCTGAAATTACCACGTGATCTTTAGTATTTCGTAATTTATTTTCTAATGACGCAATCCATATGTCATCATGAAAGCCGTTGCGACACACTTCTGTGCCCCAATGTTGAAGCACCCATCTAGGAGTTAGATTTGGTATGTCTAATCTCTCACTCCACCAAAGATCAACTTGTTCACGCCACTCACGACTGGAAGTGGTTGTACCTTCAAGCATTTCACGATCCCAACCAAATACATGTGACACCGCATCTTTAAGACTATTAGCAAAGCTTTCTTTCTTAAATCCATGAAATGTGGTGAGATAATTTGCAATTGTATCCTTACCGGACCCGATCAAACCAGTTACTCCAATAATCATAAAATAAAACTCCTGTAGTGTATTATACTACAGGAGTATGACAAAAGTAAATGTTTAGGTTAACCTTGAATCCAAGTCAATGGTTGACTGTAATCAACATAACGTTTTAAATCTTCTAATAGTTGAGCTTGTTGCGCTAGACCATCTGCTTTCATCTGGCCACCATTTAATGTAGTGCCTCCACCTGGGCCTGCAATGGTACCAAATTTTTCACGAGCCTCACCAATAATAAGTTTACAGGTAGATAATGTAAAATCACCGATCCAAACACCAGCACCCGGATCTTGTAAGAGTTCTGCCTCAGGTCGTTGAGTGTCCGCCCATATCAAAATTTGCTCACCGTCACCCTTAATTGTTCTTACTAATCGCAATTCTTTTGTTACTGGGTTGAATGTGAATACGATGTACCCACCAAACATACGAGCGGCTAGTTCTATATAACCTGCATAGAAATCATATGTTGCTAAACCACCTGCATAGTTGTAGTTAAGCAAATATGTGTTAAGAATAGCGCTACTGAATGGGTCAAAACTACTAGAACTAGGTCCTGTCTCTAAACCAATTGTTCTACGAAACACTTGTCTGACATTGATAAATTCATTAGGTAATGTATATGTGTCAATATAAGACTTCATAGTGAGCAATGTATATGATTCTACAGTTGCATTTTGTGCCCTTTGACGATAAACTTTAAGTGCATATTGGTATGCACTTTCCATATGATTATTATCTATCTCTAGGTCAATTATACCTTCACCTAAACGATAACGTAAGCTTTGAAATAATTGACTTTTTAATTCTTCTAGTTTTTGAACTGACATAGGTATCCCCCGATAGTGTATTTATCGGGAGATGTGTAGTTAATAAGATTCAGCAAAATTCAAATTAAAACTATATGCAGTACTTGCAATATTTTTTAAATGTTCCATATCAGATGAAGTAATTCTAAATGCTAGTGAATTAACACTTGCAGTTCTTTCAAATTTTGCATATGGACCTTTAAAATTTTGAAAATTTGATTTCCAATCGATTGGTTGATTTTTGCTCCAAAAAGGAAGAACAAACTTAAGAATTTGTGTTCTAGCACCTAAATAACTGTTTTCTAATAAAATTTGAATTTCATCCATATCCATATAATATAAACCTATGTCTATTATTTTTCTTAGGTTGTCATCACATGTGCAAAGTAATAATGCCTGCATTTTTTGATAAATTTCAGTATCTTTATACATAGGTGTATTAATGATATCAAGCAATGTCATAGTACCTATAGTCCAATCAGTATTCGTATCATTATATTTTGATTTTATTTCTACTCCAAATTGAGATAAATCTGGTCCCTTAGATGATAAGATGGCTGCTACTAATGTTTTAGTATGTCGGTCTATAAATCTTCCTGTATTTCCTGAATCTTTAGAGTCTCTTGGTGGTAGAATTAAATTATATAAAGGATCAAATGTCCGTGAGGCTAACCTAGGTAAATTTAATTTAGGATATATTATATTACTCATTAAATATCCCCACCTTGTCTATTTTCACTATAGTAGGGATCAAATGTACCACCTGGATAGCGACTTTCCAGTTTCTTTACATTTTCTGCAATAACGGTATTAGGATCAAGATTTAATGCACGGCAAGCATTAATCCAATACCACATGATATCACCCAATTCACGCATCATATGATATTGAGCCTCAGGATTGTAGGGTTTACCTTGAAAGAGAATCTTTTTAGGAATCTCAGTAAATTCACCTGCTTCGGCTGCCATACCCATACAAGCAGTTAATAATAGAGCAGGATTAAAGTCCCCTGCTCTTAACTCATTAATACGTGAATGTAAGTGGTCGTAGTTGTTTGATTCAACTGAGGTCACTTGCTCAACAAAAGCTGAATATTTACTTAAATCTATCATACTAAATCCTTAAACATTGTTTTTCTACCATCTTCTCCGACCAGCATATCAAATACTTCTCGGACACGTTGTAACATTGCACAATTCAACATCAACAAATCTCTGCGATCATCACACATCATAATTTGTTGATCAATTGGCTCCATTAATTCAGCCATACGTTTTTCTACATCAGTCATTAGAATGCTTTCAAAATAATTAAGTTTTCATTAAATCTACCTGTCGGTACTGTCGGGGTAGCTTTAATATCTTTGAAAAACTTACGAGCTGCGGGTTTACTTCCCATTACCTCTTTAAGTTGTTCACCGGGTTTTCTAAGTGTTTTGATTTCACTAGTAGCAGTATCAAAACCTAGAATTGTGTTACCTTTAACTGTAAAGGTCTTAGAGTAGTCATCTGCAATATAGTGATGCAGTTTACGCTTTGCAGTATCATATACCCACGCCTCACTTGCACCATGCAATTTAGTTGGATGAACACTTGTTAAATCTAACTTATTAGTTACATCTTTGAATTCTTTCAAGTACTTGAGTTTACTTACAATCTTTTCAACAGGTATTGCTTTCTTTTTACGAGGAGCTTTGCTTGCTTTCTTAATTGAAATATAACTGTTCAAGTCACCTAATACTTGCTCAATATACTTAAGAATGTTACGCAACTGAATTTTACCTAAATTGCCATAAGCCTCTTTAAGTTCTTTATCATCAGTCTCATTAAGTGTTTCAAATTCAATTTGTTTTTTCTTCCACACATCAACGATCAAAGGAATATGTTGAGGGGTGACATTAAGCTTTGCAACAATATCTACTGTTTTTGTAGAAGTTTTACCTGTAGTAAAAAATTCATCAAAAGCGCCTTCTAACTCACCTGCGGCGTCACGTGCTTTTTCACGCAAATAGTCTTGTATTGTAGGTTTATTAGTATCTTTTTCTTTTTCAACGACTTCAGGTTTGTGAACAAGTTTACTCAATCTAGTAATTTCATTTTCTAGTGTTAAGTTCTCATGTTCGTTTAATTCTAAACCGCGCATGTTCATACGTGCCAACCAACACAATGTCATTAGCATTTCATTTTCATGTACTTTACGAATGTATTTGGCTTCAACTTCACGGTTATGATGTTCTAAATAAAGACATAATAACTCTTTAGCATCTTTTTTACCATAAAAACGATTATACCAAGTAAAACTTCTAGTTAGTGCTAAAGTTCTACCTTCTTTATCAGGTTGTAGTGCAAAAAAAGGTTCGTCACCCATGTATTTTGTATCAGCGTCCCTTGGATTTAATGCTTTTACTAAATGATCATCTGTGTTTTTAGGTTTTCTTGTTGTCATAACTACTCCTTTAATTCAACATTTAATTATTGTAACAGAAACCGTATTTACTGTCAACCGTTAAAAAGTAATACTTCTGTTTTCAATATCCGATAAATACATATTATGCCCAGACTAAGTTTATACAGATCCGAAAAAACCAACGACTTTCGCTTTTTTGATAGAACAATATCAGAAATGTTTAGCGTTGGTGCAACAGACTTATATGTACACAAATATTTAGGTGTACAAGATAATGGACCAACTGCTAGTTTATCTACACCACAACAAACTACACTAGATCCTACTAAAATACAAGATTTGTTATTTTTAGAAAATCGTGACCGTACATATGAC